CCAAATGAAGACCAAAACTTTTGATCTAAAACTTTCCATGCTCTTGTCTGGTGTGATGTAACTCTATACTTAGACCTAACCTTAAATTCACTGATTTTATGCGCGTCCCCATTATTAAGTAGAAGAAAGTTGTTATAATCTTCTATTATCTTAACAGATGCATGCTGAAATGACAGGTTAAATAACTCTTGTACTAGTTTTACGCTATTACCACCCTTACCAGTAGAAAAATCCTTAAAACAATATTTACTTGTTTCTTTATATACGAAGATACACATGCTTGGTGTCTTCTCTTTTGGGTTGAACAGAGACTTGATTTTTATATCCTGTCCTGTAAGTTTCTCGTTTAATTTGCAATAGTGCTCAAAGATCCACGTATCCGGAACATCTTTGCACGACTGCAACAAATACTTCGTGGATAGCATAGATAAAAATGGGGGTGATTTATGGTCACCCCCTTACTTTTAAATAGTTATTGTATTATAGTTCGAATCCAGATGGCGTCCATCCAGCAGACTTTTCAGCGGGTTTTGCTTCCCAACCGCTTACTGGTTCATTTGCTTTTTGGGTGTCATCTTGTACATGCTTATCATATGAAAACTTTGTAACCTGATCAGCATTGCTGCTAAAGTTTGCAGTGGTTACAGTTTTATCATATTTAGGAAGATAAAGTGTGTAATCTTTATTTCCATCGTCTTTCATATAAGCACTACCACCTATACACCAGTGAATAAACTCACCATTATTTAGGACTTTAGATGCTTGACTAATAAATACATCCCAATCGTTAGTTTCAGGTAGGTCATCAAGTCTATCACGTACTCCTAGTGCATCAGCGAGCGTTGCTATATCTCGAAGAATCTGTCTATTTCTTGATACTGGATAACCTGATTTAGTTACCATATCTTTATAGGAATACTGTGAAAACTTAACGCGTGCCACCTGACCTTTTGCTCTACCTAATTCAGGTTTTTCTGAATTGTATAAAAATCCTTCAAACTCTGGACCAAGATCTTCACCTTCTAAATTCATAATCAAGAACAATGCATCTGGATTAGACTTTTGTGGTTGTAGGAAGATACTGTTTACTTTAGCTTTAATATTACCTGGTTTAAAGATTTTAGGTGTCTTTCCACCTGCTTTCTGCGATTGGATGTCCTTTGTACTTAACATGGTTTATAGTTTAAATGTTTATTAATTCTCGTAAGCGATGATTGACTCTCTTACAAATTGTAAATCGTTTGGAATTTCAAAAGTTGAAAACATACCCTTTGGACTCTTACAAGTGTTTTCACTATTGTTTTGAGTCTCGAATATATATCTTAGTTCACCTTCTTTGTTCTTTTTGACTTTACCGAACAAAACTAAGGAAAATAATCCTTCCAACGTCAACTTTTCGTCAACCATTTTTCCAATAGTTTTTGCCTTCACTCTACGCTTACCCTCTAAATCGGTAGATTCTTCAGCATGAGTGAGATAGAATACCATCAAATCATCACGCATTAGAATAGGAAGTTTTGCAATATGTGCAAGTGCTGCACCCATCTGTGTGAACTTCTCGTATCCCTTCTCAGCAGCTCTACCAAAATACTCAAATGCACTCATATATTGAAAGTCATCAATAACTACGTTTTTGATTTCTTTACGGTCATTGTTTACAATCTTAAGAATTGCTTCAATGTCAGCAGGTTTAGATACTGCAGCTACATTACCTTTTTTTGTGGCAATGTCAAAGGGAGTGTACTTCTTTTTCCATCCTTTAAATGGAAGTGGTTTGTTTGCTACGTTAATAATAAATGTTTCTTCAGGTTTTAGGTTTTCAATGGATGTAGATTTACCACATCCAGACTCAGCGATTACAAGGATTGATTGTGCCATGGGTTTAATTTTTGTTTGCTTTTTTAATTAAATCGTTTAACCATTTTTTATTACTCTCAGGAATTTTTAAATCAATGCATGCTCGATCACGTGCGGTGAGCTCATTCATATGACAATCCTGATATTCTTCATCGTCGTTATAGTCTTCTTCTGCTTCCATAACAACTTCTTTTTTATCTGTTGGTACATCTACCAGTTGAAGGTAGTCAAGATACACCAAAAATCGTTCCATACCTGGTTTTTCATCATGTTTTATGTAAACATTTCTGAAGTCAGGATTATAGGGTAGAAAATATAATGTTGGAACATCGTTCAATGGTAAATTTTCACCATCTGTTAATTCTATATATACACCTTCCGGTCTTTTTAATTCTGACTCAAACATCCCCACAACAGGTTGTGTTACAATTCTGTCTTTAGGGATATAAGACATCTTAATTTTAAAGAAAGGAGGTTCCATAAACCCTAACTTTTTGAAGGTGGGCATATTACGCTCTCTTAAGATTGATTCTGCTACTTTTCTGTCCATATTATCTGATTTTTAATCCTGGTGATGGAGCTGGCATATCATAGATCATCATTCTTTCGAACTCTGCTCTCATAAATGATAGTAGACCTGCTTCACCATGTCTGTTTTTAAGGTAATGTAATACTAATGTGTTTTTATTTTCTATAGGATATTTGAGCGGACCATATTGTGTTAGTCCATGTTTGTAAGGATTATTGATACCGAGTACAAGATCTGCATGCTGCAGTAGTGCGTCACCACCATAGATGTCAGAATCTAATAGGTAATTACCAAATGTACCTGGTTTTAATCTCTCTACGCTTTCGCACTCTCTATTCAATTGTGTTAAGACTATAAAAATAATCTTAAAGCGTTTCATTTCTGTCATCATTTTTGATAGGTTATGAAGTGTTTCAAAACCATCTTTTTCTGATGCATCTTTTCTTACAAGTATAGAGTGATCAATAGTAACAATCAAGGGGTTATTAAAGTCCATTAATGCTTGTTCAATGTCTTTGCGTATTTGCTTCACTGAACCTGGTTGCTCTATAATGTAAATGTCTTTATGATTGTTTTGATCTGCATATCGCAGCACTGCTTTTACTTCTTCATCGCTCACTTCATTAAAAACACTTGCAAGTTTTGTTGAACTCACACCTGTTTTTGCAGCGAACTCTCTCATTGCTGTATGTTTTGCTAGCATCTCAAATTGAAAGTCTAGTACAGCAAAATCTTGATCAGGATTTAATTTATGTGCTTCTCTTGTAATAAGATTAGCAAGCATTGTTTTACCACCACCAGGACGACCACCTATCACTATAATGTTATTCCACTCGATACCATTAAAGGTTGCTTGGTTCATCTTGTCCCATGGGGTCTTGATGCTTTTTTCTTCACCCGATCTTCTTTTACGTATATAATCTATTGCGTTTGCGTACGCTTCGCTTATATGTATTCTTCTAGTCGCCATCTGTTTCGTCTAATCCTGCTTTTTCGTATGTAAATGTAAGAAATTTAATCATAACCAGTATGGAAATCTCAATAATAAAATATTTCCAAAAAGGCAATTCAATTAAAAACGCATCAATCAGCTTCCAATTAATTATTGAAAATAATAATGATAGTATAAATCTATGTATATGTATTATCATATTATAAAACTTTGTGTGTCATATAATTAGATGTTACCACTTCATCACCATCTTCAATCATGTCGCAATAAGATGCTAACAATGAATGTGTTGTATTTCCTTCTGTCTTTGCTATAAAATAACTAGATGTCTTCATATACTTGTACCCGTTAGAAGCATATTCAGCAACATACTTTTCTGTTGCTTTTAGTATTGTTTCCCAGGTGTAAGTGTAGTTTAATAAAAACCACATAAATTTCTTTTCTAGTTCTTTCATTGATGATCTTGAAGGTGACCCAGATGGTAATGTACCCTTTGGAAATATCTCTCTGTACTTTTTTACAAATTCAATTTGTTCTTCTGTAAACTTTACTTTTCTAGTCACTCGATCACCTGTCTGCATCTTAAATGCAGCTTCGTATTCTTCGACTGCTGTAATAGCTTTGTTTGTAAGCTTATTGTCTTTCATGTATCCACTTGTTTCAAGTTTCCTTATTTCCAGATGTATATTATCTAGCTTAGGAACTCTTTTGTGATACAGAGATTGTATTAAATACATCTCATTGGGACTCAATCCCTTATTTATAATAAAATCAAATAGTATCAGCATCTGCAGTTATGTTTAACTTTTCGTAAATAATCTTAAACAGAGATAGAAATCTCTCGTCTGTATTAATAAGGTTTTGTGCTCTCTTGTTCATATGTATTATACTGGTGTGGTCTTTATTTAGATAGCGACCCACTGAAATCAAACTAAATCCTAGCATTTTACATGCAATATAACAAAAGATACATCTTACATCCACATACTCACCTTTTCTAGATGTTACTTTTAATGGATTTTTGTCAAGAGTAAATGGAACAGCGTCCAGCATTTCACTCTCAAGTCTGTCAAGCGAAACTATTTTGTCGTTAATTAGTGTTTTATCTTTTTTAGGGTAGTTTAATTGTTCAACCATGACACGAGCTTTCATTCCTGTTTTCTCGTAGAACTCACTTGTAAATTTGTCGACTAACTTGTACGCTAGTCTTTGTTTGTACTCCTTAACGGAAAGATCCATAAGTGGGGGTTTTAGGGGTTAATTCATTGCAGATTGCCAAAAAATCAGTATATTATACTGTAGTGTTGGTGTAATCCTGCACAATATATATGTATAGACGAAGGTAATGCAACGTTGAGATATTTACAAGAAATCCACAAAATATTTTACAAATAGATGTAAAATGCTGACTATCAATAAATTATATACTCTTTCCTCGTCTATAGTTAAATCTTTTAACAGCTAATAGATTTTTACTATGGATAAGTCATTAGATATCAATGCAAAACTGAAAATATGGTTATTTCCGTCCCTTGTAACGATTCTAGGGACACTTATATGGAGAGATGTGGCAGAGATGAAATCAGATATTAAAGCACTTTTAGCTCAATCAAATATAGACAAAACACGAATTGATAACCTTGAAAGGTTTATTTATAAAGATAACGCTACTCCTGCTGCTTATATCACAGCTCCGTTGGAGGAACCCAAAGAACCCTCCAGATTAATACTTGTAGATAAATACTTTGTGCTAAATGAATCTAAAAGAAAAAAACCGTTTATTCGTACAAAACGTACTACAAATGATATTTAAAGAAATACGATCAAATATTCTTAATCTAATCGTATTGATTTTAATAGTAGTTGTTTTACTTCAAAGATGCGACATAGCGACATCACGTCATAACGACACTATAAAAATTGTAAAAGATACAGTGTGGGTTCATAATGATACTATGGTGGTTACTAAACCCCAGATTATCAAGACCATTCCTATAGATGTTTCACGTGACACAATTATCAATCACTACATTCCAGATACTAATTACCAAAAATTGGTACTTCAGTATCAAGAGGTTGTAAATCAACTACTTGCAAAGAATATCCACGAGGATATGATACGCATTGATACGAATGGATATGTAAAGATAACTGACACTGTACAACGTAATACAGTGATTGGTAGATCCAGTGAGGTGAGTATAAAGTATCCTATTATAAAGGAAACTATCACCCTACCTGCTCCTAAAGTGAGACAGGTTTATGCTGGGGGTCAGGTTGCTGGTAATTCAGCAGAGCTAATTAATAGTATAAATGCAGGTTTGCTTCTTAAGAACAAGAAAGATCAAATCTATGGAATTACGGTTGGACTGAGTGCACAAGGACAAGTGTCTTATGGACTACAGTCTTATTGGAAACTAAAACTTAAATAAAATGGGTAAAGTAAAATTTGGATGGAAAGAGTATTTCGCTCCCACTCCTAAACGTCTTCGTGTACTGGGTGATAGTTTAGCTGCTGCTGGTACATTCGGAGCAGGTATTGTCATTCTAAACGGACATCCTATAGCAGGAACCGTTATTATGATTATAGGTGTAGCAGGTAAATTCTTGTCTAACTTCTTCACTGAGATTGAAGAGGATGTTAAACCTTCTAAAAAGAAGAAATGAACATTAAGCAAGTAGCTTTTCCTGAGTCTCAATACATTAAGGAAGAGCATCCTAAGAAGCAGATTTATATACATCACACAGCCGGTAATGCGTCTGGTGAGAATGTTTTTCTAAGTTGGTCTAGCAACAAGGAGCGAATAGCAACTTGTGTTAGCATATCAGGAAAGGGTTCTAATACTATAGATGGTCAGATTATACAAGGATTTAGTTCCAAGCATTGGGCATACCATCTAGGACTTAAAGAATCCACGTTCCAAAGTGTAGGTGTACCATATCAGAGTCTTGATAAGATTTCTATTGGTATTGAAATCTGTAACTGGGGTCAACTTACACAAAGAGGTAATAAATTTCTTAATTACGTTAACAGGGAAGTACCTGTTGGTGAAGTGATTAGACTAGATATACCTTATAAGGGACATCAGTTTTTTCATAACTATACAGATGCACAGATTGCTTCTGTAAAAGATCTTTTACTTCTATGGAATAACAAATATGGTATTCCTCTAGACTACAATGAAGACATCTGGGATATCACTCCCAGAGCTTTGAAGGGTGAGAAGGGTGTATTTACACACAACTCTGTACGCAGAGATAAAGTGGACATTTATCCTCATCCTAAGATGATTGAAATGCTAAAGTCTCTTTAATTTTTAAACTATATTTTATGAAACAACGTGCCTTCGTGCGTTATACTAAGTCTGGAAAGATTGTCCCAGGTAGTATGATTATAACGCAGGGTGACTATCCCAAAGGTCCTGCAACATGGGCTGAGGTGACAGTAGACCTATGCTGTGACAATCCCGCAGATTCTTTCTCTGCGACTAAAAAGAAAGGTTGGGTGAGATACACCAAAGCTGGTAAAATTGTACCTGGAAGTCTTGTTATCACTGATGGCTATCCCAAGGGTAGTGGTGGTACGTGGAAGCAGGTGAGTATTGATCTATGCTGTGACACTGTTCCTCCTAATTGTATTGAAATGACAGTAGATACCACTGAAAGTACTTACTTCTATTTTAGTTTTAATACAACCACACCTATCAACTTTACTGTTGACTGGGGTGATGGAACTACACATGTTGATGCAGGAGCTGGTGGTTTTTACTCAGAAAATCACACCTATGCTCAAGCAGGAAGACAGTATGTTGTTAGAGTGTGCTTTGACAATATAAGTTCTGTCACTGAATTTAATTCTTCTAACTAACGACTAAACTTTAAAACTATGGCACAAATTGTCTCTATGCGTGGACTCCAGCATTTGACATCATTAGTATATATTAATGTAGATTATAATGCATTAGAAACTATTAATCTTTCTAATCTACCTAATTTAATATATGCTGATGTAAGTGACTGTGATGTACCAGGAACAAATATTTCCAGCTTAAAATCTTTTAACTTATCGGGTTCTACTAATATACAAGAACTACGTTTAGATGATAGCGATTTTTCATCTGGTATTAATGTTAGCAATCTTATTAATCTTGAATGGTTGGATGTTGATCAGTGTAATTTACCTTCTTTAGATGTATCTGGATTATCTAATCTTTTTTATCTTGATGCTTGGGGTAATGAAAGCTTGACATCTCTTAATATTTCAGGATGCGAAAGTCTAGTAGATCTTGATGCATATGATTGTGCTCTTACAGAAGCATCTGTAAATGCTATACTTATTGAACTAGATAATCAAGCTAACACTAACGGTTATGTAGCTTTGGACGGTGGAACTAACGCAGCTCCTACAGGTTTGGGTGCAGCAGCAGTTACTAGTTTACAGGGTAAAGTTTGGGATGTATATTATAATGGACCTGCTATTACTACCACCACTACAGCAGCTCCTACGACGACTACGACTACAGTAGTACCCACTACTACTACAACCACTATTTAATAACTTTTAAATCTGTATATCATGCAAGAGTTCAAGCAATTGAAAGACTTCTACAAAGGTCCTGATAGTAAGACCACTGAGCTCACTAAAGAGCAAGTAGAAGCTAAGAAGAAAGCTGAAAAAGAATACTTAGAGTATTTAAAAAGTGTAGCTCATCTTAGAAAACAATCATAATTATGGCAGGTAAAGTAAAAGCGGGAGAGTCACGCAAGATTACATTTGGTAAACGTAAAGGTGGTAAAGCTGCTAAGTCACGTGGACCAAAAGATATGAAAGTATCTAAGTATCGTGGTCAAGGAAGGTAAAGAATACACCTAGCTTAATTTCTAGTCTACATCCCCTACTCCTTATGTAGGCGGCTAGGTTGAAAATGAAGGGTCCCTACGCGGGGACCCTTTCCTTTTTCATTACCAATTGATTTGGTGTTTACCTAGATCTCCTAGATATTTGTTTATGTCGCTAAACACATGTCCTCCATTCCACTCGTTTGCTTTTTGGTAAGCAGCAGATGCTGGATGTGAGACAGTTATAATTTTATGGTTACCTAACCCCATAAATGGTTTTTGTATATAATCCTTGAATGTTTCTGCTTGTTTACCTAACAAAACAAACAGAACATCTTCTTTCTTAGAGCATATCTGGTCTATGACATATATTAGAAAGTCTTTCCAGATGTCATAGTGCGTACCTGGTTTACTAATTTCAACAGTGAGTGCTGAATTTAATAATAGCACACCTTGATTTGCCCAACGTGTTAAATCAGGATCTTGTTCAATGCTAGGATTAATTGCATTAAACATATATTTTAAACTTGGTTGTGCTTTACCAGTTAGTCCACAAGAAAATGCAATACCATCTGCTACACCAGGAGTAAAATAAGGATCTTGACCAATCATAACCACTTTAGTTTTGCTCCAAGCACATTGTTCAAATGCTCTAAATACATACTTTAATGGTGGTGTAAATTTTTTGTCACCTGTAGATAGATCATATAATTTTGAAATAATCTTTGTAAAGTCTTCACTATTAAGGAATAAGCGTAAAACTTCACCCCATCCAGATTCTTGTAATCGACTGATTAGTTTTGTTTTTGTATCGTCGATAATTTCTTGTCTGGTTTTTTCGGTTGTTGTTGTCATATTTAATATATTTGTTTAAACTTTTACTATGGAATCAGAAAAGAATCAAGCTGAAATAATTCCAGCAGAAGCAATTATTGATCTTCAGTTTAGCGGTAGTTTTTATAGAAGAGTACAACAAGCACTCTTGCATTTTGCATCATATCGTGAAGAAGATGAAATTACCGAACTAATAGAAAAAATCAATACTGATGTTCCTTCAGAAGAATATGATGAGTGGGAAGTTTCTATGGAAACACTTATGATATTGTGTTCTGAAGTTGAACGTAAAGCTACAGAACAAGGTGTTACCAAGACTGTAGACATTACGACAACTGAAGCACCCCCCACTAATATATAGGATAATCAATAGCTTGACCAATAGAAATAATTGTCTCTATAACTAGGGACAATTCTTCTTTACTGCATTTACCAAAGCTTTTGCAATAGAGAAAGTGTGCTCCTTCTATCTCTTTCTCAATGCATAGTCCAGATCTACGTTTGATGATTAGTTTCATATCCTCAAATGTTTCACCTGTGTGTTGACTAAGCTCTCTAATCATTGCATGCACCTTTGCTAATTGTGCAAGGGTAGCATCATCTTTCTGTGTTTCCATGTAGATTTCTACAAGATGACCCTCGGGTACACCTGCTACATACAGTTCAAATGCAGTTTTATCATTTGGATTTAGATAGTCAAGTCTATCTCCTATCTTTTTTAAGATTCCAGTATATCCTGTTTTCATAACTATAAATTTAATACATTTTCTCCTTCTGCCACCCACATAATTTTAGATTCATCAAAGTCTTTTAGAGCTGCTGTCACCCACTTCTCATCTACTGTACCTTTATAGCACAGAATATGAATGGTTGCGCAGTCATCTGGATTAAGACGCAAGAGTCGTCCTATTCTCTGAGATGATTTACGCTCATTACCATATGAGTGCATAATAATACCAGCTTTTAATCCTTTGATGTTTACACCCTCGTTAAGTTGAAGTACACAGGATAGTTTGTTAATCTTACCTGCTGAGAATGCTTTTAGATTGTCTTCACTATCTGGATCTGTGGATACATAATTATGTTCACACAGTCTAGACGCTTGATCAATTGTATTAGCAAACAAAATACATTTTTCATCAATACTATCAAATAGTGCTTTAGCATATCGGTCTTTACTTGGATATTTCATCATAGCATTCATACGTAGTACACTGGTAATTTGTCTTGCTCTTTCGGTTTTAGCATTAGCGAGTCTACGCGTCCAGTATTCATAACTATCATGCTCTGAAGACATCCAGGATTTACCTTTTGCTTCAATTTTCATATTACGTCTTGCATCTAGATATAGTTCATGTACAACTATTTTATAGTCATTTAGAATTTTATCTTCAACTGCGTCATCAGTAATATATTTATACACTATGGGACAGTATTTAGATACCATCTCACCCTTCTCAGAATTTCTCCAGCGAGGTGGTGTACCAGTGAGTCCTA